GCCGCCTACGCGTCAAAGGGTATGCGTGCCAACTGTTCGTCACCACCAACCCCGACGCACCACGGCACTGGCTCAAAACCGACTGGATCGACCGCGAACACGACCCCCAGTTGAACATTCGCTGCTTCCACTTCGAAATCGAAGACAACCGCGACAACCTCCCAGACGGATACATCGAAACCCGCCAAGCCCAATACTCCGGACTCTGGTACGACCGATTCATCCTCGGCAAATGGACCATGGCAGACGGCGTCATCTACGACTGCTTCGACCCCGCACGCCACGTCGTCGACCAAATCCCCGAAATCCAACGCATCATCGCAATGGGCATCGACGACGGCGTCAACCACCCAGCCGCCGGCCTCCTCATCGGCCTTGGCATCGACAACAAGCTGTACGCAATGGCCGAATGGGCGCCACCATCAGGCACACCAGCCGACCGCACCAAATCGTTACGCCGATTCATCAACGAACACGGCAAACCAGAACGGTTCTTCGTAGACCCATCAGCAGCAGCACTGAAAATGCAGATGCAACGCGAAGGGTTCGGCATCATCATGAACGCCCACAACTCCCACAAATCGGGCATCGGCGTCGTCTCAGCCCTACTGTCCACCGACCAACTACTCATCAACGGGCCGCTGTGCACCAACCTGCTCGGAGAGATCGGTGGATATGTGTGGGACCGCAAAGCTGCTGAACGAGGCGAAGACGCCCCAGTCAAAGAAGATGATGACTTCTGCGACGCCTGGCGTTACGGCGTGTTCTCGTCGTTCACGTTCTGGCGCAACCACATACCAATCGAAATCACTATCGCCGAGGAGGTAGCCGCATGATCAAAGCTGGCATGGCGTGGCCACCAACTGAACTCGGCAAAGTCGTGGAACGCACCCGCGAATCGCAGGTGTGGTGGGAAGGTGACCCCGCGAAGCTCGACGACTACTACCAAGCAGGGAACCGCACATCCCCGTCTGGGGTGAAGGATCGACTGTCCGCGGCGTACAACGCGTTCTGGGGGCGTCCAGTCAGTCAGACGACGACGCCGATCAAGCGGTTGCATGCGCCGATCGCGGGCGATATCCCGAAGCTGTCTGCGTCATGCTTGTTTTCGGAGACACTCACGGTCGTCGACCCGACAGGTGCCACGCAGGAACGCGCTGACCTGATCTTCAATACCCCCACCTTCCACGGTGACCTGTTCACCGCCGGCGAGTCCTGCTCAGCGTTGGGGGGCTCGTATCAGCGTGTGGTGTGGGATGAGGAAGTCGCCGACAACGCGTGGATCGACTTCGTGGACGCTGACAAGGCGATCCCCGAGTACAAGTGGGGCCGGCTCGTCGCGGTCACGTTCTGGTCTGAGCTTGCAGGTTCGGATGAGCGGGATGTGTGGCGTCATCTGGAACGGTACGAGAAGGGGAAGATCGTCCACTCCCTCTACAAGGGGACACCGACGAACCTCGGCAGCGCGATGGACCTGGACGCCCACGATGACACCAAGGGCATCACTCTCAACGGCTTCGACGACGAGACAGGCGGATACGTCGACCTTGGAGTCGACGAGTTGGCAGCTCGCTACGTCCCCAACGTCCTCCCCAACCCCGAATGGCGGAACCACAACACACTCCGCTACCTCGGTCGCGCAGATATCTCCACCGACACAATCCCACTGCTCCACGAACTCGACCGCATCTACTCCTCACTCGTCCGAGACTTCCGCATCGGCCAAGCCCGCATGTTCGCCTCAGACGACCTCCTCGAAAACCTCGGCGCCGGCAAAGGCATGGCGCTGTCCGAGGACCGGGAAGTGTTTCAGGCGGTCGGTACTGGTGTCGGCTCGACAGGTACCTCGATGTCGATGCTCCAGTTCCATCAGCCCGAGATCCGTGTCCTTCAGCATGATCAGGGCGCGGAGATGCTGATCCGTGAAGTGCTCCGCAAGACCGGCTATTCGCCTGTGTCGTTTGGTATGTCGGATGAGGTTGCTCAGACGGCGACGGAGGCGCAGGGAAAGAAGGAGTGGACGGTCATCACGACCAACGGTAAGGCCCGCTATTGGGGTGCAGCTCTTGCTCCGTTGGCGACGATCTGCCTCCGCATCGACGCTGCAAAGTTCAAAGGTGTTGCGCCGTCTGAGGAGTTGGAGATCGAGTGGCCTGAGTTCGCTCGTGAATCTGATGAGGCGAAGTCGCGGACTGTCCTGAACTGGTCTACCGCGG